ATCAACTCCAGGTGCGTATCTTTTCTTGAATAAAGATGACAAAATGAAGTATGATGAAAACTTGGAAGAGGAAAAAAGACCACAAAATGAACCACATTTAGACGGTGGTATGGGAGCATCTATTGACTTAATGAAAAGATTGTCCGATTATTTAGGGTATTAAAACTAAATAATTGTCAATTATGGAAGAAAAGTATTTCGTTGCGAAAATCAGTTATGACCTCCCTGATGAAAATTCAGGTAAAATCAAGAAAATCAGAGAAGAGAAACTCGTAAAGGGTATCAACGTTACTGATGTTGAAGCCAAAGTAACCAAAAATTTCGAGGGCTTTCCACACGATTGGAGAATCACCGCATGTGTCGAAAGTAAAATCGATGAGGTGTTTGAGTAAAAAATCTTAAGGTTTATAACAGTAAAAATCGGGGTAAAACCCGATTTTTTTATGCTCTAATATCTCATAATATAAATTTTTTATGTTTTCGCAATATTTATAGAGTAAATAAACTCTTGCGCAAAAAATTATAATGAGCGAAAACAAAAAATCATTAGTTGAAGAGGCACTATTACAAATGAAAAATTTGGAAGAAGCCGTTACTCAAAACGCAAAAGGAATACTTGCTTCTACAATGAAGGAAGAAATCAGCGAATTAGTAAAGGAATCTCTGTCTGAAGAGGATGTTGAGATTGAAGACGTTGCAATGGAAGAAGGTTCAGAAATGGAAGAAGGTTCATACAAAAAAGAGATGGACGAACAAGAAATGGAACTTGACATTGACGACGAAGAAGAGGATATGGACATGGATATGGACATGGACTCTGATGAAGAATCAGAAGACGAAATGGAAGACGAAGGTGAAGAAGTTGACATGGAAGACATGTTAATGATGGATTTACCTGGTGATGACATGGAAGTCGATGATGAAGAAGAAGTTTTACTTCCTTTGGATTTAACTGATGCATCTGACGAGGAAATCTTAAAGGTTTTCAAGGCTATGGGTGAAGAGGACGGAATCATCGTTAAACAAGACGGTGATGAAATTACACTTAAAGATGATGAGGCTGACGTTGAATACCAAATCCAAATGGAATCTAAAGAAGAGAAAGACCACGATGTCGATGCTGTTCGTGACGATTTAGACCAAATTTCAAAATTGGCTAAAGACGCTGGCGAAGATGCTGAAGATATGAAAGAAGGTGAAGACTTGGAAATGGATATGGATGAAATTGTTTACGAAATTGAAATGGACGAAGAGGACATGGAAGAAGGTGAATACTCAGAAATGGATGAGGAAGTAGAAGAAGGTCAAGGTTATAATGACGAGTTAGACGATTCTTTGGGTATGAAAAACCATGGTAAAAAAATGAAACAATCTTTTGCTGACAGAAGAAAAGAAAGCGAAGGAATGGAAAAGGCCATGGGTAAAAGAAAATACTCAGGGGATAAGAGTATGGATAAAGAAGAATCTAAAGAAGGTATGGTTAGAAGTCACGCTGCGGGTCAGAAAGCTTCATCAGACAAATCTAAAGGTCTTCCAAGACCACACTCTATTCCTAATAAAGCACGATACAACGAATCTTTGGAAAAAGAAGTTCAACTGTTTAATTCAAACTTGGCTTACGCAACTCGTTTGTTCACGGAAAATACCACGACCAAACAAGAAAAAATCAACATTCTTAGAAGATTCGACTCAGTTGAAACTTTGAAAGAATCTAAGGCTTTATATAAGACTTTGAAAGAAGAATTCGATGGTATGGACGCTAAGAAACTAACTGAATCAGTTTCAGAAAAAGTTTCTAAAACTCCATCTAAAGGTTCATCTACAAATCTTATCGAGTCTAAGACATATGAGAATCCACAATTCCTGAGAATGAAGGATTTAATGTCTAAAGTAATTAAATAAATAAAATCCTTAAAAAAATATTAAAATGGGAGCATTATTAGAAAGCGGTCTTGTAGGTAACATCGGTCTTAAGCACTTGAAAGTTATCAAAGAAGACACAATTAACAAATGGGACAAATTAGGTTTCTTGGACGGACTTAAAGGTCACTTGAAAGAAAACGTTGCACAGTTGTATGAGAACCAAGCTTCTCACCTAATCAACGAAGCATCATCAGCTGACGGTTCAGGTTCATTCGAAACTGTAGTATTCCCAATCGTGAGAAGAGTATTCTCAAAATTATTAGCGAACGATATCGTATCTGTTCAAGCTATGAACTTACCAATCGGTAAATTGTTCTACTTCGTACCAATGATTCAGAAGGGTCAAAATGGTCCAGGTTCACACGAAAAACCATTCGGAGCACCTGGTGCATCAACAGACATTAACCAAGGTTACGGTTCTGAAGGTTACGAAAAGAACTTGTATGACCAATTCTACGAAGGAGAGGTTCCAAATTCAGACCCAGCAGGTTTGTTCGATTACTCTAAAGGTGAGTATTCTGCATTGACAAGAGACTTAACTAACATGGTATGGAACGGTTCAGCATTGGACGTTGCTGCTGCAGGTGCATACACAGGTAACGTAAGAAACGTTATCGTTGCATTATCAGGTTTCTCTTCTGCAGGTGCAGGCAAATTAATCGGTCCTGATGGTCAAGAAATGGATACTGAAGACTTCTTAGCTTCTTTAGAGGTTAGAACTTCAGGTTCTTCTAACTACTGGAACTTCAACGTAGTAACTCAGAAATACGGTAAAGGTATCGTAGAATACGGTTCTGAACAATCAACTTCATTCTACAGTGGTTCATTCCCAGGACCAGGTGGTTCTTACGATAACATCTGTGATGTTGAAGGTATCATCTACTTGTCTGTAGACACTTCAACTCCGGCAGCTATCGGTTCTACTTCATTGGACGGATGCACGGGTACTACATTCGCAGACGCACCAGCGTTCCAAGCGACTTACAGAGTTTACAAAACTTTGGAATTCGAAGATGCGATTGGTGAGGTTTCTTTCGACCTACAGTCTGTAACAGTTTCTGTAACTGAAAGAAAATTAAGAGCACAATGGTCTCCAGAATTGGCACAAGACGTTTCTGCATTCCACAACATCGACGCTGAAGCTGAATTGACTGCTTTATTGTCTGAGCAAGTTGCGGCAGAAATCGACCGTGAAATCTTAAGAGACTTGAGAAAAGGTGCGGCATGGTCACTTAGATGGGACTACAACGGATGGAAGAGAGTATCTAACGGTTCTGTAAACTACAACCAAAAAGACTGGAACCAAACGTTGATTACTGCGATTAACCAAATCTCAGCTCAAATCCACAAGTCAACTCTTAGAGGTGGTGCTAACTGGATTGTTGTTTCTTCTGAAATTTCAGCAATCTTTGACGATTTAGAATACTTCCACGTATCTAACGCAGCACCTGACCAAGACCAATACAACATGGGTATTGAAAGAGTAGGTACATTATCAGGTAGATATCAAGTATATCGTGACCCTTACTTCCCACCTAACCAAGTATTGTTAGGTCACAAAGGTTCTTCTTTGTTGGATACAGGTTACGTTTACGCACCATATGTACCACTACAGTTGACTCCAACTATGTATAACCCATTCAACTTTACACCAATCAAGGGTATCATGACTAGATACGCTAAGAAAATGGTTAACAACCGTTTCTACGGTGTAATTAAAGTTGACGGTGTTAGAACATTTGACTTGAACTCTTTAAGATAATATATCTTAAAATGATAATAGAAAGGGGACCAAATGGTCCCCTTTTTTTATTTCCTATATTGTCGTTTACAATATGGTGAATCTTCACCAAAATACATACATCTTAATAATTCTATTTCAATACGTAAAGATTGGTATTCATCACTTATGTGTGGACGATGACCTTCTTTAATTGCTCTCATAATGGCCAATTCGTTTTTGACAATTATTGAACTCATTTCATTTTTTGTCATAGTAGTTTGCATAAAAAAGGGGGTTTTTACACCCCCAATTTATCAAATAACAATAAATTATTCTGTTACTTCTTCAACAGGTGGTTCTGTCGGAGTATCCGCTGGTTTTGTAATCATTCTGATTGCCTTTGAAAGTGTTTCACTTTCCTCCATTGTATAAGCGTTTCTTGAGTGAGCCGCTCTTGCTGCCTGAACTAAGATGTAAAGACCTTGGTCAGGAGTCATGTTAGTGATGAAGTTATCCAAATCAGATGTTTGGTTGTAATTGATACTACCGAAAAGGTTACCGATTGGTTTTGGAGTTTCAGTCTCAGTTACTTTTTCTTGAGTTGTTTCTTCCAAAACTTGGTTTACTTGTTCTTCAACAGGTGCCTCAACTTTTGTTTCTTCGGCTTTCTTACGAGTTGTCGTTTTTTTGGTTGCAGTTGTACCTTCTGCAGTTTTCTTTGGTCTAGCCATAATTCTAAATTTAGTTTTTATTTAATGTTATTCTTGAATATTTATTATATGTATAGTAAAACAAACATTCAAGTCAATAATATGTCAAAATATCTATTAAGTGAAGATTTAGCCGTTTGGTTTGGTAAAAAAAAGAAGAAAAAGGGTTCTTCTCAACCAAAAGGACCGTGGGTTAATATCTGTAAGAAGAAAAAGGGTGGTGGTCATCCACCATGTGGACGTAAGGATGCTGATAAAGGTGCTTATCCTGTTTGTCGTGCTGC